GTAAATATTTTGAAAGATCTCCAATGCAAACTGCATTAGAAGGTGATTTCGATACAGGTAACATGAGATATAAAGCTAGAGAGAGATATTCATTCGGATACTCAAACTTTAGAGCCGTATTCGGTTCTCAAGGTGCTTAAAAGGAACGGTTTATTGTAGCGTTTCCAACTCAACTACAATTTCTAAGGGAGCTTCGGCTCCCTTTTTTGTTGCTAAGGTAATCAATAAGGTATAGAATTTAAGAGGTTATAAAATTAATTAGCTTGATGAGGGCCGCAAGGTTTCCATTAATACAAGATAAAGGAGTTCATAATGGCTAATCCACATTACCAAAACTTAATACTATGGGCAGGTAATTCTGTTGCTACTGAGCACAAGAAAAACCAACCTATGTTTGCACCATATCCGTCAGATCAGACGTTTTATATGTATCACAATGACTTTTTTACATATAACTCGGGTGATTGGACGATTACAACTACAGAAGCGGGCACAGGAAGTGCATCTGAAGCTGTAACTTCATCAGCAGGTGGAGCTTTATTGCTTACTAACGCTGCTGGAGATAATGACTTAGACTTTTTACAATTAAAAGGCGAAGGTTTTAAACTAAGCACAAGTAAAAAAGCTTACTTTTCAGCTAGATTTAAAGTAAATGACGTAGACCAATCAGACTTTGTAATGGGTCTTGGTATTACTGATACAACACCACTTGACACAACAGATGGCGTATTCTTCATTTCTGCCGATGGTGATGCTGGCCTTGATTTTTTAGTTGAGAAAGATAATTCAGCTACAACTACAGAAGATGTAGCAACAATGGCTGACGATACTTTCATTACAACTACATGGTTTATAGATCCAGATGCTTCAAAAGTTTATTACTCAATAAACAATGCAAAACCAGTTGGTGTTGCAATCACAAACCTACCAGATGATGAGGAACTAACCGTATCTTTTGGTATTCAAAATGGTGAAGCTTCAGCACAAACTATGACTATTGACTACGTTGTAGCAGCAGTCGAAAGATAGGAGTAAACTATGGCAGATGCAGTAACCTCGCAAACCATCCAAGATGGTGAGAGAAATCTGGTGATGAAATTCACCAATGTCAGCGATGGCACAGGTGAATCTGCTGTAAAAAAGGTAGACGTTTCAGCGTTAGCAACAAACTCAAAAGGACAAACTTGCACTAAGGTCAAAATCCAAAGGATTTATTGGGCAACTGTAGGTATGTCAGTAAAACTTGATTTTGACGCTACTTCTAACGTTTTACTTATAGGTTTACCAGCTGATTCAACTGGAGATGAATACTACGACAGCTTTACTGGCATTCCAAATAATGCTGGATCTGGTGTAACTGGCGATATTGATCTTACAACTACAGGACATTCTAGCGGTGATTCATATATGATTATTTTGGAAATGATTAAAGAATATGATTGATGGCTATTTACAAGGGTAAAACTGTAACACTTAACAAACCCAGAGCTATCTCAAAAGGTAGCCCTGGGTATGGCAAAAAACGTAAAGAGGTTTTTGTGAAAGGCTGTAGTAGCGAAAAAAGTAGAGTTAAAAGAATTACATTTGGCGATGCCAAACTTGGCATGCATAAAAACAATAAAGCAAGAAAAAAATCATATTGTGCCCGTAGCGGCGGGATGGGCGGTACTACAGATAGATGTAGCGCTAATTATTGGGCTAGAAGGGATTGGGATTGTTAAATGGCAAAAGCAAAGAGTAAAGGTAAAATATGCCCAGAGGGTAAAGCTTGGGCTAAAAGAACTTTTGATGTTTATCCAAGCGCTTATGCTAATTTAGCTGCTTCAAAATACTGCAAAGACCCAAATTACGCAAAAAAAGCTAAAGGTGGTAAACGAAAAGGCAAAAGGTTTGGTGGTCCTATCAGAGGCCAAGGTATAGTTATGCCGGATAGATTAAGATGAGCAAAGGGCAATTACAAAGTTGGCTGGATGAAGATTGGGTAAGATTAGGAGCCGATGGTTCTATTAAAGGCTCATGTGGTGGTAGAAAAAAAGCCGAAGGTAAGCCTAAATGTATACCAAGGAGTAAAGCAAATAAACTATCTAAATCAGAACGTGCTAAACTTGTTGCTAGAAAAAGAAAAAAGGATCCAAATCCAAACAGAAAAGGTAAACCAATTATGGTATCAAATAAATTAAAAGGCGGTGGCACGCCATTAGCAAATCCAAAAAAAGCTGATCTAAATAAAGATGGCAAACTTTCTTCTTATGAAAGAACAAGAGGCTTAGCTATAGAAAAATCTATGAGAAAACAAAATCGTGCTAAAATTAAAAATGGTGGTTTTATAGCTAGAGGTTGTGGAGCCGTCAGACCTGATAAAAGAAAGGTCACAACTATAAGTTAGGAGATAAAATGCCAAAGAAAAAAAGTGATGTAGACCCAAAATTACAAGCAAGACTTGACGCAAAAGTTAGACCAGATGCGCCAGTTTCAGATGATCGAATTATCTTAGATGCAAAAGGTAATGTCGTAAAACCAAAGAAAAAGGCAGCTGCAAAGAAAAAAACTAAGAAAACTACAAAGAAAAAGTGAGGAACTAAATGTTTAAGAGAACTAAAATGTACGCTATGGGCGGTGGAGTAAAAAGCACCAAGTATATGGCCAAAGGTGGAGCTACAAAAGGCTCTAAATATATGGCCAAAGGCGGAGGAGCTATGAAAGGTTCTAAATATAGAGCAAAAGGTGGCGCAAAATAAATTAGGCATAAGGGGGAACTATGTCATATTTAATTTCCAACATACCGCAGTTTAAATGTTGGGTTCGTAGAGAATTTACTGCAAATCATCAAGACTATCACGGTGAATACCTGCATGCATTAGCGTTTGCAGTGAACACTATTCCAGATAGATCACTATCATTCCAAGTTGTATTTACCGGTTGCGAAACTGACTTTGAAGGCTATCCGGATGAAAACGTACACGGTGGCGCTATGTGGGCAAGAATGCCAATAGAAGCACTTGTAGCTGATATAAAGTTAGATGAATGGCCAAAACCTATGGAAGATCATTTAGCGCAACCTTGGGATTGTCTTAGTCATCACCACTCCGTTGTTGTTTTAGATAGGGTTAGCTCATCACCTTGGATATGCAAAATCGGCGGTGAATTTTATACCGGTAGATATATGTTTACCGTTGATTATACAGAGCACAGTATTGCTGATGATCCTGCACAACATAAACAAAGTCATGTGCTATACTTAACGGACGCTGGTGAATATACTGGTAATTTTGTAGCTTTACCTAATAATAGAGTAAGAGCAACAAATCCAGCTTTATGGCGTACTGGAGAGGGTCCACCAGATTTTTCTCCAAGTCAGTATATACATTCAGCTGAAAAACATGAAAGTTATATGGATCCAAATATAACGTTTGATAATCTATATAACCAGGGAGATAGAGAATAATGGCGTTATCAGGAAGCACAAACTTTGAACCTAACATTACTGAGTTTATTGAAGAAGCTTATGAAAGATGCGGCCTTGAATTAAGAACAGGGTATGATCTAAAAAGCGGTATTAGATCAGCTAATTTAATGCTAGCAGAATGGGCAAACAGAGGCCTTAATCAGTGGACTATAGAACAAGCAACTCAAACAGTTACAGAGGGCACAAGCAGTTATTCACTTAATTCAAACATTATTGATGTTTTGGACGTTGTTCTACGTAGAACAGTTAATGATGTGCAAACAGATATAAGCATGAATAGAATTAGTAGATCAGAATATATCAACATCCCAAACAAAAATACTAAAGCAAGACCTTCACAATTTTTCTTAGATAAATTAAGCACACCATCTCTAAAAATATGGCCCGCACCTGAAAACTCTACAGATATATTAGTATTTAATAAGCTTGTAAGGATGGATGATGCGGATGCGGCAACAAATACTATGGATATGCCATTTAGATTCTTTCCTTGCTTTGTAGCAGGGTTAGCTTATTACATATCTCAAAAAAAAGCACCACAACTTACTCCACAACTTAAATCTTTATATGAAGAAGAGTTTAGGAGAGCAGCAGATCAGGATGAAGATAGGGCTTCATTTAGGGTTAGGCCTAGCTTGAGGATGAGTTAATATGGCATACGCAAAAGGTAAAAACGCCTATGGAATATGTGACATAAGTGGTTTCAGATATAAATTAAATGATATGAAAAGGACTTGGGATGGTTTGTTGGTTGGACCAGACATGTATGAACCCAAACATCCTCAACTTACTCCACTAAGAGCTACTGCTGATCCAGAGGCTTTATATAATCCTAGACCAAATAACGATCATGAAGAAGGTGAGGGTTTTGTTGTTGTTGTAAATTCAAATATATTTAAACCTGATTATATGAACCCTTCAATATTACCAAGCAACTTTACGGTAAATGAAATGACAGGCGGTGTTGGTGAGGTTACAATACAAATAACATGACATTATCAGAATTAAAAACGCTAATACAAAACTATACTGAAAATACTGAAACCACATTTGTAAACAGCTTAGATGATTTTATTAAAAATGCAGAAAATAGAATATTTGATTTGGTGCAGTTTGATTATTTTAGAAAAAATGTTACTGGATCATTAACAACTGGTAATACGTATTTAACAACTCCAACAGACTACCAACTAAGTTTTTCACTTGCTGTTGTAGATAGCAACGGCGATTATCACTACTTAGACAAGAAACATCCATCTTTTATGCGTGAATACAACGTAGACCCCACAGATTCAACGCTAAGGGGTCTACCGAAGTATTATGCTGATTTTGATAAAGAGCTTTCTACAGCGTCTAATAATGGTTCTACGATTATTGTAAGTCCTGTACCAGATGCTAATTACACAGTAGAGCTGCACTACTTATACAAACCCAATTCACTGGTTACTGATACAACAGGAACCTGGCTATCAAATAATGCTAGGAATGCTTTGTTGTACGGTAGTTTAATTGAAGCTTATATATTTATGAAGGGGGAACAAGATCTTCTACAAGCTTATGAGCAAAGATTTGCTTCATCTGTTAATAGGTTGAAAAACAGAGCAGAAGCAAGAGGTAGAAGGGATGAATACCGATATGACTCTTTGAGGACTTCGGTATCGTAAAACATTATGGAAAAAATCGAAAGCTTGAAAGGGGCGACTATAGCCATAGTCGGTATGGGAAAAAGTTGGTTTGATTATAATCTAGCTAAATCACACGGTACATATTTTGATGAAGTCTGGGCAATTAATGCCGTAGGCAGCGTAATTTATCACGATAGGGTATTTATGATGGATCCTGCGTCTAGATTTTTAGAATCAGATGATGCCGGTGGTCAAACAACCAGTATGGTTGAAATGTTACTTTATCACGAAGGGCCTATTTACACTTGTCAATTAGACGATAGATGTCCTGGATTAGTTGATTATCCTGTGCACGAAATTGTAAGAGACACCAACTGTCATTACTTAAATAATACTGTAGCTTACGCCATAGCATTTGCATACTGGAATGAAGTAAAAAATATTAAAATGTTTGGTGTTGATTTTTCGTACAAAGGTAATTTGCATTTTGCAGAGGCAGGAAGAGGGTGTGTAGAGTTCTGGCTATCAAAATGTATTGATGCAGGTATGCAAATAGAAGTTGCAGCATCTTCAACTTTATTAGATACCGACGTGCCTGCTCCGCAAAAACTTTACGGATACCATAGATTGGCTGATCCTTTAATTGTTTTTGAAGATGAGTCTGGGTTACATGTAAAAAATATTAGCGAAATAGAAATAACTAAAAAAGAACAAAAACCTGTTTTAGTTGATAGAAATGACTCACACCTTAAGCCGCCGGAGCCAAACAAATGGTAAAAAAATATATACACGTTAATCAACATAAGATTAGAGCTAATAAAAAGAATGGTACTAATGAGCCTGTAATAACCGTAAAAGAAGGCAGAACTAACACTTATTGTCATGAAGTTAAAATTACAGGCGAGGCAACAGTAAAATATGGCGGTAACGACAAGCCATTATTGCCGTGTGGAGCAAGGGTAGTAATTGAAACTGATGGCTTTGTTGAAATAGTAAATCCACAAAAATATTTAGAGGCTTGTGTAAATGAGTGATATAACCCCAGCAGGTATGCCTGGATTGGGTGTAATAGAAGCAAAAACAACAAACTTTGGCGGCCATCCTCCTGAGTTTTGGGCTGAAAGGCTAACTGAAAAAATTGTTAGTTATTCAGAGGATAAAGATCCTCACATAAGAGAACAAGCTAGAGCTTACAAAGATGCAATATACCAGGTTTGTTTGATTTATATAAAAAATGCGTTAAAATCTTATAAAGCCTCTTTAATACAAGATTTAATCGGTGGTGGAGAGGAAGAATTAGCAAAAATTATTAGAGGTATTTAAAATGGCTATAAGCTCTACTTTAACCACAAGTTTCAAAAAAGAACTACTTGAAGCTGTGCATAATTTCAAAAATTCAGGTGGTGATACCTTTAAATTAGCTTTATACACAAGTTCAGCTACTTTAGGTGCTACAACTACAGCTTTTACTACTACAGGCCAAGCTAGCGGAACAAACTATACATCTGGTGGTAGCAACCTTACAAGAGTAGATCCAACATCAAGTGGTACTACTGGCTTTACTGATTTTGCAGATTTAACTTTTGGAACTGCAACAATTACTGCTAGGGGATGTATGATTTATAATTCAACTGACAGTAATAAATCTGTTGCTACTATTGATTTTGGTGGCGACAAAACATCTACAGCTGGCGACTTTACAGTGGTATTCCCAGCAGCAGCAGCAAGTACAGCGATTATAAGAATAGCTTAGCCTTATGGCTAATGTAACTGGCTGGGGTCGAGGCACCTGGGGACAAGGGCCTTGGAGTGAGCCCATACCAGTTACCCTTACAGGCGTAGCAGCTACAAGTGCGCTTGGTACTGTATCCGTTGTAGCAAAAGCAAACGTATCTCCATCTTCTCAAGTAGCAACCTCTGCATTAGGTACAGTTGTGGTTGACGCAGAGGCAAATGTATCAATAAGCGGACTTTCTTCTACTTCAGCGCTTGGCACCATATCAACAATTGCAAAAGCAAATGTCATACCTTCTGGTCAAGCAGGCACAAGTGCTCTTGGAACTCCAAGCATTAATGCAAAAGCAAATGTCAGCGTTACAGGATTAGCGGGAACTTCAGCTATTGGTGGAGTTGGGGTAAATGGGGACGCTGTTGCAAACGCTACTGGAGCAGTTGGATCGCTTGGTGGAGTTTTAGTTGACGTAGATGGTGAAGCTAATGTCATAATTAATGGGGTTGCAGCCACAGGCGCAGTGGGATCTGTAACGACACATAATGCCGTTAAGTTTGGTATTGATGGTGTTGCTGTTACTGGATCCGTAGGTAGCGTAGCTATAGGACTTGGGGCAACGGTATTTCCAGTAGGCGTTGAAGCTATAGGTAGTACCTTTGATGTAAACGTTTGGGGTCTTATAGATGAATCACAAACAAGAAGCTACTCAAACGTTTCAGATACTCAATCATCTAGTTTTAGTGCAATAAATGAAACACAAACGCAAAATTATGATAATATTGATGATAACCAAAGTTCATCCTTTGCTGAAATTAATGAAACACAAACCCCAGATTGGGAAGAGGTAGCTTAAAAAATGGCAACGTATGTAAATGATTTAAGATTAAAAGAAATAGCAACAGGTGATGAGTCAGGTACTTGGGGGACTTCGACTAACACCAATTTAGAGCTTATTGCTGAAGCTTTTAGCTTTGGTACCGAGGCTATTACCACCAACGCAGATACTCACGCTACTACTATTGCAGACGGCTCTACTGATCCAGGTAGATCTATTTACTTAAAATATACAGGCACACTTGATTCAGCTTGTACCATAACGATTGGCCCAAATACCGTATCTAAACTATGGTTGATTGAAAACGGTACATCAGGCTCACAAAACATAATTATTTCTCAAGGATCTGGCGCTAATGTCACAATTCCAGCAGGTCATGTAAAAGCTGTGTATTCAGACGGAGCTGGCTCTGGCGCAGCAATAGTAGATGCCTTTACTGATTTAAACGTAGCGGGAGATTTTTTTGTTGGTGATGATTTAACTCTTTTATCTGACGCATCAGTATTAGGTTTTGGTGCTGATACAGACACCACCCTTACTCATGTTGCAGATACAGGTATATTACTTAACAGCACTAGACAATTACAATTTGGTGATTCTGGAACTTATATTCATCAATCAGCAGACGGAGTATTAGATCTAGTATCTGACACAGAAATAGAGATTAATGCCACTACTATTGATATGAATGGTGCTGTTGATATATCTGGAACAGTTACCGCCACAGGTACTTCTGTTTTTGCAAGTCTAGACATCTCAGGCGATATAGATGTAGACGGCACAACAAACTTAGATGTAGTAGATATAGATGGAGCTGTAGATATGGCTTCTACTCTACAAGTAGATGGAGCTATTACAGGATCAAGCACAATCAATGGCGTAGGTATATTATCTAACGCCACTAACTTTAGTGAAAGTTTACTTATCAGCCAAGATGCTGGTACAGGCACTTTATCTAGTGCCTCTAACAATACAGGTTTTGGTTTTGAAGCTTTAGATGATTTAACCTCAGGAACTAATAATACTGGTATAGGTAGAAAAGCTTTAGCACAAGTAACTACAGGTGGCTCAAATACAGGTATTGGAGTTAATGCTGCTACTGCTACTACTACTGCATCTAATAATACAGCAGTAGGCACTAATGCTATGTTAGTAAACACCACAGGTGCTAACAATACAGCAATAGGTCAAGCAGCTCTCGATGCTAATACTACAGCAGATGAAAATACCGCAGTTGGTGCAGGTGCCGCAGGAGCTACTACAACAGGTAATTTGAATACAGTAGTTGGGAGTGAGGCATTTGCAGATAATACTACAGGTTCTAGTAATGTTGCGATAGGTAGAGAAGCCTTACATGCTAATACTACAGCAGATAGTAACACAGCAGTCGGTAAACACGCTGCAAGAGCAAACACCACAGGAGCTAATAATGCTGTTGTTGGTAAAGATGCTTTATTAGCTAATACTACAGGTGCTAGTAATGTTGCGATTGGTAGAGGAGCTTTGCAAACAAATACAACTGCTTCAAACAACACAGCAGTTGGAGATGAGGCTTTAAATGCAAACACTACAGGTGCTCAAAACGTAGCTGTTGGTCATTCTTCATTACAACAAAACACAACAGGTCAATATAATACTGCTATTGGAGATTTTGCTTTATATTCAAATACAACAGCAGATAGTAATACTGCTGTCGGTAAAGATGCTTTATTATTAAACACTACAGGTTTTAGTACTGTAGCAATAGGTGCTAATGCTTTAGATGCAAACACTACAGGTAACACAAATGTAGCGATAGGTAATTCAGCTTTAACTACTGCAACTGTTTCTGATAGACAAATAGGTATAGGTGTAGAAGCCCTAAAAAGTTACAACAATACTACAGCAGGTGATCATTATAACGTAGCCATAGGTTATGCAGCAGGAAGAGATACAGTAGATGGTTTATACAATGTTTTCCTCGGAGGATTAGCAGCGTATGATGGGGACAACGGAGATAATAATGTTTTTGTTGGTTATGCATCAGGTCAAAATAATGCAGCTTCAAATAATATAGGAGTAGGTTATCAAGCTTTAACTGCAAACACTACGGGTGCTAGTAATACAGCTGTTGGTTATGCAGCTTTAGACACCAACACTACAGGTGCACAAAATACAGCAGTAGGCTATGCTGCTTTAGACGCCAACACAACAGGTGGTAACAACGTAGCAGTAGGTATGTCAGCACTAGATGCGAATACTACAGCCGACAATAATACAGCTATAGGTTATGAATCTTTAACTGCTAATACTACAGGTACTAACAATACAGCAGTAGGCTTACAATCTTTAGCAGCAAACACTACAGGTAATGATAACGTAGCAGTCGGTGCTAGGTCACTTGATGCTAATACCACAGGTGCTGGAAATGTAGCAGTGGGTGAAGATTCATTATCTGCTAATACTACTGCTAATGATAATACAGCGATAGGACAAAATGCGTTGAAAGTTAATACCACAGGTACAGCTAATGTTGCTGTGGGTACTTCTGCATTAGATGCTAACACCACAGCAGATAACAACACAGCTGTTGGTAAAAGTGCTCTAACAGCAAACACCACAGGTGAAGGAAACGTAGCAGTAGGTAGTTTAGCACTTGATGCTAATACAACAGCAGCAAATAATACTGCAATTGGTTATTTTTCTTTAAGTGCAAACACTACAGGAACGCAAAACGTAGCAGTAGGTACACAAGCATTAAAAGCTAATACCACAGCAAATAATAATACTGCTATTGGTATGAACGCTTTAATAGAAAACACTACAGGAACAGAAAATACAGCACTAGGTTCTTTATCGTTAGATGCTAACACTACAGGAGATACAAACGTAGCAGTAGGGTATGCAGCACTTTCAGCTAACACAACAGCAGACGAAAATACTGCTGTAGGAGCAGTTGCTTTATTAGCTAATACTACGGGAGCTTATAATACAGCTGTAGGTAGAAGTGCTTTAACAGCAAACACTACAGCAGACTTTAATACAGCTGTAGGTAGAGCTGCCTTAGCAGCCAATACTACAGGTGCTTCAAATGTAGCTCTTGGTGGTAATGCTCTTGATGCTAACACCACAGGTTCAACAAATACAGCTCTTGGTACTTCAAGTTTAAGTGCAAACACAACAGCAAGTAATAATGTAGCTGTTGGTTCAAATGCTTTAGCAGCAAATACTACAGGTAATAATAATACAGCAATAGGTAAAGATGCTTTAGCAACAAACACAGTAGGCGATAGAAACGTAGCTGTAGGTCTCCAAGCCTTAACAACATACAATCCTGCTAGTAATGAAGATGCTTATAATGTAGCTGTTGGACATGGTGCATTAAAAAATACAACCACAGGTACTAAAAATACAGCGATCGGTGGTTTAGCTATGGAAACTAATACCACAGGAGTAGATAATACATCTCTTGGATATGGTGCTTTATTCGCTAATACAACTGCTTCAAATAATGTAGCAGTAGGTAAATCTGCTTTAGGTGCAAATACTACAGGAACTAATAATGTGATGGTGGGTGCAAACGCTGGTGATGCTATTACTACAGCTAGTAATAACACAGGTATTGGACATGACGCTTTAGGAGCTAATACAAGTGGAGATACTAATACTGCTGTGGGCAGTACAGCTTTGAACACAAATACAACAGGTGCAGGTAATACAGGCGTTGGTTTTGGTGCTCTAACAGCAAACACTACAGGTACAAGAAACGTAGCAGTTGGAGCTTTAGCATTAGACGCTAATACTACAGCTAACGATAACGTAGCTATTGGATATGATGCTGCTACTGCTAATACTACAGGAACACAAAACACAATAGTCGGTACTTATGCTTTTGATGCTAATACTACAGGCAGTAATAATACAGCTGTTGGTAGAGCTTCATTAAGTTCTAACACTACTGCTGACAATAATACAGCAATAGGACATTCCGCAGGTGAAGCATTAACTACAGGTAACAGAAATACATTTGTAGGTAGTCTTACAGGAGATGCTACTGACGATGGTGTAGAAAATGTAGCAGTAGGATACTCAGCATTAAGTGCAAACTGCGGAGACCATAATGTTGCTATAGGTGAAGAATCTTTGCCTGCGTGTACTGGTGCAGGAAATACTGCTGTTGGACGAGCTTCTGGTCTTGGTGTTACTAGCGGTGGAAACAATCTGCTTTTAGGCGAAGATGCAGGAAGAACAGGAAGTCCAGGCGGCAACATAACTACAGGCAGTAATGTAATTGTACTTGGTGATGAAAATATTACCGCAGCAAATATACAAGTAGACTGGACAGTAGCTTCTGATAAGCGTGATAAAACAGATGTAACCCCAATGGAGATGGGTTTAGACTTTATTAATAAGTTAGAACCTGTTACTTATAAATGGGATAAAAGAAGTAAGTATGTTGAACAAGGCGAAGACTTTAAAGACCTAATTACCGATGGTACTCATAAAGAAGATTGGTTAGATACTGGGTTCTTAGCTCAGGATGTAGTAAAATTAGAATCTGAGTATGGTTACAATATAGCTGATAAAACAAACCTTACAACTACCCTCAGTGATGACGGTAATCAATATGGTTTAACATATAGTAAATTTGTACCTATGTTAGTTAAGTCAGTTCAACAACTGTCTACGCAAGTAGATGAATTAAAAGCCGAAATACAAACCTTAAAGGAGAAATAAAATGGCAGTAAGTAAAGCAATAACAAAATGTGTTCCCTATGTAAACTCATCTAGTAAAGTAGATAAGTGGGATATAGAGATGACATATACAAATGATAGTGAGGGTGACAGCACTTACTATGTTTCTACTTTTAACACTACAGTAGAGCAATCAGTAAATGGTTTTTCACTTAAAGCTAAAAGCAGTTGGTCTAATGCTGATTTAGTGGCTATCTGTCCTGTATCTCATTGGGATACAGTATTCGCTAGTCAAGTAGATAGTGTTATTACTAATCCACCTGTTGAGAGCACACCAGACCAAGCATTTAGCGTACCTAGTTAAGTATGAGCCAGGGGGACGTTCAATACAAATTTCATAACATGCCTGCGGTATATGTCTTAGAGACACAAATGCCGCAAGACATGATTGATGATGTCAACGACTATATGGATGAATATAGAGAAAGTAAAAATAAAGAATCATTAGCTAAAACATTAGTTGGTCAAATACATAGTGGAGAACAATTATTATTAGATCACACAGACAAGCGTTTGATTGCATATAATGATTTTGTATGTAGTTTGGGTGCTGAATATATTAGAAACTTTGCTAATATGGGTAATAAATTAAAAAATGCAAAAAGAGTTGAAATTGATGAAACTTGGTCAGTTCATAGTTATGATGGTGACTATAATCCTATTCACGATCATGGCACTAAAACTCTTATGGGTATATCTACTACAGCTTGGACTAAAGTACCTTCACAAATAGGCAAAAAAGCTACAGCTAATAGTCCAACTTATTCTTTGTATAATGAATCAGGACATTCAGACGGCTGTATAGCTTTTCAATATGGACAAGTTTCAGTTATAGATAGTGATAGACTGAAACCAGCACAATCATTTGTTATGACTCCAGAAGTAGGTAAATTATTAATATTTCCGTCTTGGTTACAACATATGGTGTATCCGTTCAAAGGCAAAGGCGAGAGAAGAACAATTGCCTCAAACCTTAATTGTTGGGATATAATAGAAGAAAATATAAATAAAGGGGTTAACTAATGGTTAAAAAAGAAAAAGAGAATGATAAAGGCCCAATAGTTTCTGTTGATGGTACAGAAATGTATGTTAGGGATCTTAATGAAAATCAAAGATATTTATATCATCAAATAGAAGATTTGAGTCGCAAGCAATTTACGGCACAAAGCGAATTAGATCAAATAAATGCCGCTTTAAGCGTTTTTAAAAATGCTTTTGTAAATTCTACAAAAAAGCAGGCAGATGAAGTTTTACAGGAGAATAATAATGAAATGGTGGACTAAATTAGTTGATAAAGTAACAGGAACAGAAAAAGTGCAAGTTCGTGCTAGAAACGACAAAGGCCGATATGTTGCTGATGATAAATCAACGCCTGATGTAAATGAAGCGTACACAACAAAAAGAGTTAAGAAAACTAAAAAGTAATGGCTGATGCACCAGATGCATTTGTTTATAATGCAACTCTTGAAAGAATAGTAGATGGCGACACCTTTGACTGTAGTTTAGATCTTGGCTTTGATGTAAAACTACACAAGCAAAGAGTTCGCCTTGCTCAGATTGACACACCAGAATCACGCACAAGAGATCTTGCAGAAAAAAAACTTGGTCTTGCTGCAAAAGCCAGGCTTGCAGAGTTATGTGTAGGTAAAATTAAAGTTAAGTCTTTAGGTAAAGGCAAGTATGGGCGCATCCTTGGTATTCCATATACAGAGGATGGTAAAGACATTTGCCAAATACTGATAGATGAGGGACATGCAGTTCCTTATGATGGCGGTAAGAAAACCAAGGTATGGGGTGATTACTAAAGTATGGAGTCTGCCGTCCAATTAATTCAAGAGGTTGGGTTTCCAATAGCAGCAGCGTTAGGTCTTGGCTGGTTTATTTACAAACTTATTATGCGTATTGTTGACGGTATGGAAACAAAACTTGATACTGTTGATGAAAAAGTAGAAGGTCAGATTGCTGCAATTGAAGAGAGATTAGGTACAAAACTTGATAGTCAACACGGTATTTTAGTAGCATTAATAGATAGAATTAGAAGCCTTGATAATGAGATTATTAGACAAGACACACTAATAAAAACTATACTAGGAGTACCACAATTAATTGATAGCAATAAAATTGCTAAGGCAGATAGAGATGACCAAAGGAAAGATTAGTTTACCACTACACTACAAAATAATTATTATTTGGGCTTTAGTTTTACTTGTTGGCATAACTTGCGTAAATATAAATGCAGACACAATTACTTTTAAATTTAAAAATCCAAGTTTTAGTGGAGTAAATACTAGCTCACATTATCTCACTATAGAAAATCAAGAACATATGCGTAAGATGACTATAAAAGAAGAAATAAAAGCTTTGCAAGATGAACTTGAAAGAGATGCAGAGAATACAACTTTAGCAAGGTTTTTAAGGAATTTAGAAAGTAGAATATACGCACAAATATCAAGACAGATAGTTGAAAACATGTTTGGGGAAACACAATCGACTGAAGGATCGTTTGAGCTTGAGGGCAACATAATATCTTACAAGATTGAAGATGGCATGATAATACTAACAATTTTTAACTCAAATGATGGAACAACGACTGTTATTGAATTGCCTTTTGGCGATTTCAGTTTCTAGCTGTAGTCTTTTAGACGTAGTACAAGAAACTAATCCTAAAACTTTTAATTTAGAAGGAAGAGAAAGTTTTAGCATATATAAACTGCAATCAACAGAACTAGCAAATATAACACCACCTACAATAAAACCGGTTGTCGCTGTTTATCCTACATCTTTTTTAGATCAAACAGGACAAAGAAAAAGTAATAGCGAGTTTGCTTTGTTTTCATCTGCTATTACCCAAGCACCTTATACAATATTGATACGTTCTCTCAAACATGCAGCAGACGGTAATTTCTTTCGTGTTGTAGAGCGTGTAGGTTTAGACAATCTAACAAAAGAAAGACAGTTAATAAGATCCACCAGGGAACAGTTAGGTGATGAAAATGGATTAGGTCCACTGCTTTTTGCAGGCGTCTTGCTAGAAGGTGCAGTTGTATCGTATGATAGTAATATTGCTACAGGAGGTATTGGAGCTAGGTACCTTGGTATTGGCTCTAGTATGCAGTACCGAGAGGATAGCGTAACCGTTAGTTTGAGAATGGTATCTGTAGCAACTGGCGAAATATTAATAGAAGTAATGTCGCAAAAAACTATCTATAGTTATGGCCAATCACAAGATGTTTTTAGATTTATTGAAATAGGAACAGAATTGGTTGAAATAGAAACGGGAGCCACCCGCAACGAGAGCACTACTCTGGCTTTAATGAAAGCTATCGAAGGTGCAGTTTTAGAAATTATAAATATAGGAAATACAAGAGGGTATTGGAAATATGAAGAAACTAATTAATATTGTTTTATTTATGTCTCTTTCTATAGTTGCGGATAATGAGATTTATGTAGATCAAACAGGTAATTCAGCTGCTATAGATTTAGAACAACAAGGTGGTTCAAACCTTATAGGTGGTAGCCAAGCTGAAACAGGCAGCATGACTGCGTTAGATCTTGATGGGGTGTCAATGATACTTGACATCAATCAGATTGGCGCATCAAACGTATTTAGATCAGATGCTATAGATGGTGATAACTTTACTGGATTCTTTGAGTTTTCAGGCGATAGTAACGTTTTTGACATTTTAATGGATAGCACAGGTCTTATAGACTCTGATTACATCAATATGAATATAAATGTTACAGGATCAAGCAACACGTTTGATTTAGCGGTCGCAGAAGATGATGACGCATCATATTTAGATTTAGATTGGATTATTACTGGGGGCAGTAATGAGTTTGATTTTGATATAGATTACGCAAATGCGATAAACTATGTAGATGTTAATGGTAGCAGCAACACAATTAATTTCAGTGGTAGTGGATATGGTGGCACAACATCAGCTGATAGTGGATATTTTTACTTGGATTTAGATGGTAGCTCAAACACACTCGATATTACGCAATCTTCAACGCTTGCAAGGGACTATATCAAGCTTATTACAAATACTTCTAATAGTAATATTTGTATCACTCAAAACGACCAAGGTACAAGCACAAGCTGTTGATATAGGGGACATATCTGAGTTATCTGGTTCTGCTAGCGTTGTTAGGGATCAGCCTTATAACGCTACAGTAAATTTTGGTATACAAACAAATGATGAGGCTATTACCAATAATGGCCGTATGGCTATTAAGTTTTTAGATGATAGTCAAGTAAAGCTTACAGAACACTCCCAGCTTTTAATAAACGAATACATTTTTGATCCTGATCCAGATAAATCAAAAATGGCCCTTACCTTTGCTCTAGGAACTACTAGATTCATTACCGGTAATCTAAACCGTATTAACAAACAAAATATTTCTTTACGAACTCCAACTGCAAATATAGCTATACGTGGTACTGACTTTACAGCAACCGTAAATGAATTAGGCGAGTCATTAATTATATTACTGCCAGATGAATACGGTATATCAAGCGGGGAAATAGAGGTTATTACTGCAACAGGAAGTGTCATACTTAATAAACCCTTTGAAGCTACGACAGTAAACGTTTTTGAAAGTGCCCCATCTAAACCTGTAATTTTAGATCTTACCTTAGATCTTATTGATAATATGTTAATTATTTCACCACCAGAGGAAGTAGCTGTGGAAACCGAAGAAGTTATAGTAAAGTCTGACAGTATTTTAGATTTTAATGATCTTGATATTGATTACCTTGATGAAGATTTTTTAGATAATGAAGCTGATCTTGAATTTACAGAACTAGATATAAATTACCTTGACGTAAATTTTTTAGAGGACTTGCTTGATGTTTTAGATGCGTTAGAAATAGCAGAAGAAGAGGATCAACTTACACAAGATATAGGTTCTATAAGTTTAACAGGCACACAGTTTGGGCAAGATCCAGACACACAAATAATATCTTTTATAGATGGTGAAAAACTTACACTTATAAGAGCTGTAAACAACAGCGCAAGAGTAGATTTAGACACTAGTGGAAGCTATACTGTAATCTTTATACAAGATGGTGTTTCTAAAACTATCAAAGTAAACGGAGGCAGTAGTAGTATTATTACTATTAGACAAAGCCAGTGAAATATAAAATATTTATATGTTTGTTTGCTTTACTATCACTACCACTTATATTTCAAAGCCAACCTACAGAAATACTAAAACTTAAATTTTTTGACGCTTTTGTAGAACAAAAGGAGCCATCTAACTTTTTTACCATATTAAACTTAGATGAAGAGTTTATAGCAGATGAGGGTGGTTGGCCTTTACCCAGACAAAGATTAGTTC